AAATCTAAAAAACTGCGCTTTTTAGTTGGTTTAACTTGCTCGGCTTTGGCATCTTCTGCCGCTTCAATTGCCGCATCTTCACTTTCAACACCGTTTAACGGTTTCATATTTTTACTGATAAACGCCTGACCGCTTGCGCCTGTGCATTGAATAGTGCCGCAACCGTCCGCAAACGTTGCGCCTGTGCATCGGTAATACAGCTTTTTTTTGCGGTCTTTTTGCCTGTGCACTGTCGCTTCATCATTACCACATAACGGGCAGGTTATTTTTGCAATTGTTGGATTCATTTTGTACGCAACTCCGCAATTTTTAATCTATCTTCAAGCTCTGCCATTCCTTTTGCGAGTAAAACGCTTAATTTGCGCTGAGCTTTTGCAAGCGCCATTGCTGCGGCTTTTAATTCAAACGTACCCGCTTTTTCAACGCGCTTTTCAAGTACGCCCACGGTTTCAATTTGTGTGTAGATATCTCTATTCATAGCCCTATACTCTCTTGTGTAAGTTGGTTGTTTTTAACTTTAAATTCGGTGATTGTTTTAAGCTGCTCGTCTACTTCGTAGTAAGTTGCCCCCCTTAAAACATTGTTTCTTATTTCTTTAGGGATAAAAGCGATTGGATTTAATCTATCACCCGCGCCTATTTGCCAATCATTGGCGGGGTGGTTACAGTTATTTTCAGTGCTCCAAGGGGCGTCGCTGTCGCTCCTTTTTTTAAGAGCAAAACGCATAAGGCGCGTTTTTAAAACACCGGTGCAATTCTCTATACCTACGACTCTTTTCTTTTCTTCTCCGTACTCATTAAGCCCATCAACCACACGGGAAATTTGAACAGGTCGCTGAGCACGCTTTGCAAACGCGCCACCCATAAGACTAATAAACCGCGCAAATTGTGAATTATCAGCAGCATTAAAAATTTCACTGATTGAAGATGATGCACCATCAAGCATTTTAGGTTTAAGTCGTCTAACTTCGCGCCATATACCAACGCTTGCACCACCAACAAACTGAAATTGACGAATGCGCCAACGACTAGCCCAAGCGCCCACGTTAAGCACAAGCCCATTCTCACTGTTAAATTCATCACCTGTTTCATTATCGGTTTCACCTTCTATATGATTTGCATTGATATTTTTTGAAATGTATTTAGCAATATAACCAACCGCTGACCCCTTCGACGGGTCTATATTTTCAGCAGTAAAACGCGCCTGCTCTGCGCCTTTTTCGTCACCGTCAATTTGCATTGCATAGTTTTGTAAAGTCTTTGTTGTTACCTGCTCATGCTCTGGCAACATAAACAAAAGCATATGCCAGTGCGGGGTTGCATCGTGGTGGGGTTCAACTACACGTACACCAAATACAGGAACGTCGATTTTATTTAATTCTGCGCGCGCTTTTGCCCACTGATTAACTAAAAATGCTTGTGTTTCTTTAGGGGTTGCGTTGTTGTATTTTTTGCTGTTTGCATGGTATTTACTTGGGGCTGTGATTGTATAAAATACCGCTTTCATGCCTTGTTCTTGCGCGTATTCTTCATAGCCGCGTATTCTCACCATTAATTCAATTCTGCGTATCTCTGGATTAGATACCGACCCCTTAAAAACTTCGGCCAAATCAAGCATTGTTTCGCCGTCCTCGCCTTCAAGCTGCATTGAATCAAGCCATTCCTGTTGACTTTTCTTTGCATATTTAAACTCATTAACGGCCTGTAACGACGCGTAAGGGCTTTTTTTCTTATTAACTAACCCAAGTGTTATGTTTAAGTGTTCAAGTGTCATATCGCGCGCCCTGTTAAGCTTACGCTGCCACCATTTATCACACGTCATACGTCTAATAGCTATCTCAAGCTTGTCGGCCAGCTTTTCAGGATTACCGCCCTTTTTCATAAACGTTTCATAAGTTGAAAACGCGGGAGCTGTATCTATTTGATTTATTGTGAACTCGGCAAGCTTTTGATACTTGCTAATAACTAGCGCCGTTGCTTGCTCTAACGTCATTGATTTATCAAAATCAACTATGCCCATTTGCTGACAAATTAAAGCCAATTGCTTTGCCTTGTCTTTGCGGCGCTTATCGCGTTGTAATTCGGTAATATTTAAAGGTGAACGGGTAACAATTTGATCAACACGCTTGATTAATTCACGCATAAAAATATTTGCGCTTTTTTCTGGATTCTTTGCAGTTGTTGAATTGAAGCGCGCCGCGTAAAGCTTTGCGGCGTGTCTGCGTAGGTAAGTTGTAGGGATTTTTTTTAATTGCTCTTTTGCATACTCTGCGGCCTTATCAAAACCAAAAGCAGGTGAACAAAAAGGAACAGGGCGGACTAACTCAATCGGTTTTAATCCGCCTTTGATTGGTTCGTGGCCTATCGCAATGCTACGCATCAAGTAAAAGCTCACACCAATCATTTAAGGCGTCTTCAACGGCTAATGAAGATGCAGCCAGTCCTAAATCAGATAAATCAACAATGTATTGCTCACAAAGCTCTACGTTTTCTGGTGTTGGCTTTGTGCCTGCGTTAATGCGCTCACCGATTGTCTTAACGACAAGTACAGCATCTTTTATATCTTCAACTGTGGCATTCATACAATTACCGCGCCGTTATCGGTTGATATATACATCTCACATTTATCAACTACCTGCCCTAATCTTTTACTGAGGAGTTTGCAATACCGCAATGGCACACCGTTACGTTGAAATAGTGTTATCGCCTTGTAGCAGACACCAACACCAACAACCTCAATCGGACTCCCTTCTCTGATATGGCAATTCAACTCATTGATTGCCTTAATTGCATAGCTAGTTAAAATTAACTCTCTGTTAGCTTTCATAACGTCACCATTCTATTTTGAGTGGCAAGCGATAAAGCACGGCGGCGTAATTCTTCACCAGCTAAAGCTGATTCTTGAGCTTTAGCTTTTTGTTGTAATTCTTTATCTTTTTGAAGCGCTGATTTTTTGCTGTTCAACATTAAACGTAATTGAGCAACTTTGCCTTTAGCATATTGCGTAAATTCATCATCGTTTCTGTACTCTGCTGCATCAATGTAATGACTCATAGTGAACCCTCATCAATACCGTTCTTCTCGCTCCACTCGCCTATATCAACCTGACAACCTATATCGCCTGCCTTTCTAAATCCTGCATTTAACTTATTCACAGTGTTCATGCACGAAGGACACCCGCACATATCACCACCACAAACACAACTACCTTCATTTACATGTTTTTCCTGCGTAAAGTCCTCGACCCTTAAGCAGTCTTGACATAAAACTTTTTCTCTTTGCTTGTAATTACTCATATTTTTTCACCTTTGGCTGATTAAAAAACTCGTTCACTCTGGCGTCATAAAAAAGCGGTTACTGTATATAAAACCAGTAACCGCTCAGCCAAAGATTAGCAGCGGTTGCCCTTGCTAAAGGTGATTAAATACTCCTAGTGGGTACTAGTCAACCATAGGCGTAGTAGTGCACATCTGGTTTACTAGGTCTATAATCAAAATAATTGTGACGGGTAACGAGTACAAAACTTATGAAAATAACAACTTCACTTGAACTGCTTGATTGGTTTAAAAGCGTTGCGGATATTGAATCTGACTACATGGTTAGCAAATTGACAGGTGTATCAAAGCAGCACTTAAGCTCAGTCAGGAACGAAAAGAAGGATTTTTCCGACCATACAGCCTTAAAGCTTTTACTGGTAGGTGAGCACCCCGAACCCTTGCAAGCTATGGCTTTGCTTGAAGCTCACAAGGCTGAAAAGAACGGTGAAGAAGAACGCGCAAAATTATGGCGAAAAAGCGTTGCTTAAGTAATTTACACCCCCGTCAAAATGTCGTTACTGTTTTGGGTAAAGGTAGGTAAATAAAGGGCTGTAGGCTGTTGATGTTCTTACGATTTATATTATGTTAAATAACTATAAATCCGTCATTCTGTCGCCTTTTCCCTGTTGCGTGTTAAAATCCTATCTAACTGTTATTTATATAAGTTTTCTATAATTTACCATTAATCAATTTTATTAATTGAACTCTGTTTAGCAATCTAAAAAAATCATCGTTAAATCTTCCGCGCTGGTTAAATAACTATGTCAATGGAACTCAAAGGATTAATATGACTGATTTCAAACAATTACTTTTTAGGGCTGGCTTTATGAATTTTGGCAAGCTTGACCGACGCGCCGCAATGGAGTTTTTATTTATAAATTCAGAGCGAACGCTTGAACGCTGGATTGCTGAAAACAAACCATGCCCCCGCGCTGTTGCTATGCTTGAGCAGCGTATTAACGGTGGTATGGCTTTGCATAAAGATTGGAGCGGGTTTTATATTTGTCGGGACGGCTTTTTGTGGACACCAAGAGGTAAAAAGTACGATGCAAGTTACATTAACAAACTGGATTTTTTGCAAAGCTCTGTTCGCTACAATGAAAGCCATGTTAATGCGCTTCAAAATCAAATTGACCATTTACATGACTTGGTTGCAGCGAGTGAAACACTTAAAACCATCGGCAACGATTTGATAAAAATGTCGGACTCTTTAGCACTAAAAGAAATTGTAATGAAATACGGCGACAAACAACGCGCCTAAACTTAAAAAGGCCGCTAAATTGCGGCCTTATTTTTAAATGTTTATATTTTTCAATATATTACAAGGTTTGCCCTGGTGCTAATTTAGTGCATCTTCAAGGGCGTCAATTAACTCATTATCAAGCGTATTTTCTGACTTATTAGCCAAGTGTTTTGCTGTTGCTAAACACACTCTCTTAATGAATGTCTCTGTTAATAATTTAACTGCTAAATACTTAGCCAACGTTGAAAACATGCTTTTCTCCTAGTTTGTTTATTCTTTCTTCAAGTGATATTAACCGCTGTTTTAGCCAGCTTATATCGGTACGATTAACAGCAACCGAGACAAACACGGTCACAACATTACTTGCAATAATAATTAACGTGCTTTCAGTCATAGCTCGACCCCGCTTGCTGTTCGTATTGTTGACGCGTCGATAATATTACCTATCAACTTTCTATAAACAGGCTTTACGCGTCTATCGTGATCAAGTATTTCCGCTAAAAAATCTTTATGCCTATCGTGTGTACCAAGCCAAGCTTTTATTCTGTCATCATAGGCAACAAAATCATCACTCAGGGCGTCACGCGTTAGCACAAAACCAGCATTAGGGAATTTCACATAATTAGAGCCGTTCACCAAAAACTGAAGCTCAGCTAAAAAGTCCGCAATTGGCTTGGTGGCTGTTTTTGCTGCGTTATCGGCCTTTTGATAAAACCAAACACCAACCCCCGCCGCCAATATCCAAACAAAGTTTTTTGTCAAAAAATTAGCCATAAAACCCCCATTCGAACCCCTGCTTTATTTCGTCATAGGTATATGGATTGCTGCCGTTTTCCATATCAATCATTGCAGAAATAACAGCGGGATAGGTTTCATCATTTAACTTTTGACCCCTTGGCACACCTGTTTTATTAGCGACAAAGTTAATGTAATTCTCTGTGTCGTTTTCTTCCTCTGGTGCCCAACGCGCTATGATACCCTCTATACTTTCAAGACCATACTTAACGGCATACGTGCGCAAAATACGCGCCCCCGCTCTAATACCATGAACAGGGGTTTTAAATTCCTCAAAAGTAGGGTCTAAATCAAGCTCGTGCTCACCTTCCCACTGTGCGCCGCCGTCGCTACCTTCTTTGATATTTAACGGATTATTATTTCTCAACCCGCGCGCCGCTTCATTAATTTGAGTCGGGAACATTGCCACACCCAACGCCGCCGCCGTCGCCAAAAACATTGTTGATTTTTTCATTATGAAAACGCCTTTAAAATTCTAAAGTTTTGCTTTGGGTTTTGGCGCTGTTTTTCTGTCAATATGTAACCCGTCAAGCTTGTAGACGCCACTAAAACAACGCCGCCATAATAACCCGCATGAACGTTTGCACCATCTGGAAATGATAATGTCGGGGTTATTGGCTCGTATGTGCCGCCGTAGTCTTTAGATAATAGCCAGTCATTGCCATTAGCTTTAATCAACCCTGCTTCAGATATTAGCGCCAACTGACATCGACCAATATTAACCGCGCTTTTGTCGGCCTCATTTATCAATACCGCTTCACTGTTTATTGATTGGCTTTTTAGAAGTACATAACCCCCGTAACTAGAATATGACAAGTAGCTCAACGTTCCAGCAAAGCCGTCCTGTATCATTTCAAGGTCTAAAAAAATTCGCTGTCCGTAAGGGTCTATTTCCATAGAGTAGCCATCGGGTAAAGAATCCACTTCTGAAATGTATAACTTATTACCTCCCACCAATAAAATACTATCATCTGATATGGGATACATTTCATTTGGAAAAGACGCATTTCTATCATAAACAACAAATTTAAAAGCCCATGATTGGCCGTCAAAGATAGCAAGCGCTTTTAAATCCTCCCCTCTAACTGTGTCATAACACTTAGCAGATAAAATATACTTTCCTTTGTTGTAAACAATACCCGCCGCTTGAGTTATATAAACCCCGTTCACCGCTTGCGCTGGGGTTGATGGAACGTTTATTAGTACGGTCTTGTTGGTTTCAAAGTTATAAACGTAAATATGCTGCGGTGAAACCTCAATATATGCCACCCCATCTTCGCCAACCTTGCAAAGCCTTGATACACTTTTTGAAGTATTAACAGGCATTAAACCGCCTTTAGTTAACAGATCAATACCTGCGTCGTTATTTCTAATTACTAACCCGTGATTATTATTAAACGACCCATAAAGCCAAGGTCTATCGCCAGTATCAACCGTTTGGGTAGTCGTTAAATACTCCCCTTTTGCGCTGATAGCTGCTTTTATTTCTGCCGCACCGCGTATTTCTGCAATTTCACCCGCCGCCACTGGTATTCCATTATCGCTGTCAACATTTGCGCCACCGTACCACCAAGGCGAATCGCTAACGACGCGCGCCGTTAATCGTGAAGGCTCAAAAGGTAACAAAACCTCAGAATCCCCATAATGCAACCCCTTGAAAGAGCTTAAATTATTAGCATTAGCTGATGGTGCATCGTAGCCTAGTTTAATTTCACTCGCCCAAATCTCAATTCGCTGTTCTTGCTCTCCTGAAATAAGTATTTCGTCAAAGTTTACACCTGATAATTCAAAGCCTGAACGCGCATCCGTGACAAGCATTTCCTCGCCTTTGCGGTAAAACGTCACTCTCAACTCTGTTTGGGCTGTTAAGAGTTTAAATTCACTCCCCTTTTTTGTTACCGTCGTTACTTGGTTCGGTTTTAGTGTTTTTCTATGTAGCATTTTTAACCTCGTGAAATAGCGTATAAACCAACCGCCGCCGATACTGCGACAATTCCAATCATTAACGTTTTGTTTGAATCTTTTGCTAACTGCTGACCGTCTGAACGGCTCATATTGTCCGCAAATTGCAACGCGCTTTTACTAGCGTTTAAAATGTGATTTGTTGCGTTGTCGTTGGCATCCGATACGTTTAACTGGTACTGCGCCATTAAATCAGCACCAAAGGCCATAGAATCACGCGCTAAATCTGTGCTTTGATTGCTTGTGAACTCGGCAAGCATTGCCATATTTGTATTAGATTGATTTAAGCTATCCATAGCCCCGTTAAATGTATCTAATCCAAAATTAAGGCTTTGACCTGTCATTGCTGTATTTGCGTCTATTACTTGCCCCGCAAGCCCTGCGTTACCTTCAATAGATGCAAGCATTGCGTCGCTACTGTATTGCATTGCGTCGGTCATCAAGTCGCCCGTCACACTTAACGCATCACTACCAAATTCGAGCGCATCACGCCCAAAGTCTAACGAGTCTCGATTGACACCTTCTGCCATATCTAACGAGTCTCGATTGATACCTTCTGCCATATCTAACGAGTCTCGATTGACACCTTCTGCATAATCAAACCCGTCTGTGATTGCCTGCCCTGCAAACTCTGTCGAGCTATAGGCCATATCACTTGCAGCACCAAACGCCGCTTGCGTTGAGTCGGACATATAGCCGCCAATATCAACAAGCGCATCAACTAGACCGTGGTCGGTCATCGTCACACTATTTCCATTGCCATTAATAACCGCGCCTAAATTATCCCCTTGCGTTGCAATGTTTGTATTTTCATTATTCGTGGTTTGATTGCTTGTGCTTTTTGAATTGCCGCCGCCAAATAAACCCATATTTCACCCCATAAAAAAGGGCGCGCGTTTGGCTGCGCGCCCTTTATCTTTTACAACTATTAAAATTAAATTACTTGCGCTTTATCACTAAAAACAAGCCAATGACCACCGCCCCGACAATTAACAACTGATTGTTGTTATTACTGCCAAAGTTAATCCCGCCGCCTGTAAAATTACCGCTTTGCGTTTGCTGGCCTGTTTCAGCACTTGAGCTTGAAGCAATACTCGGCATCCCGCCCATTGGTGACGCACCCCCCATAGGCGCGCCACCCGCAACACCCATTAAAGCGCCCAGCATTAGCTTTTAGCCTTTGGTTTGCGCATCCAATCGCGCACGTATTCCGCTAAAATCGCACCCGCCGCAGATATAGCAACGCCATACGCAAAATACTTTAAACCCTTACCACTTGGCTTTTGCATTATTTGTTACCTCGCATTACCAAACCTAAAACCAAAAGACCACCAAAGCCCAATAAAAGTGTTTTTTGTGGAACACCAAAAACCAATGTTTCGCTTGGTTGCGCCGCTTTTTTTGGCGCTTCAACAACAACCGCTGCGCCGTTATCTAGCTCTGGCGTCATTGCTTGCTCAACTCGACCTTGACCCGTTGACGCTTTAGCCGCTTTTATTTGCTCAACTCTTGCCCATCCACTGATTAACGCATCAAGACCTGTTGAAACATTGCCCCACACACTTTGATTTGTGGGAACGCTAGTTGGTACACTTGTATTCATAGCACCCCCTTATTAAAAGCCGTTGCGCGACCATACACCCATATATTCAACAATAATTTCTGCTTGTTCATCCATTGTTGAATCAATTTTAAGGCGTAAGTCTTGGATCATTTGGTCTAGTAAAACGCTTTGATAAACATCACCTTCAAGCATAAAGTCGATTGTATAAGTGTTATCAAGAACAGCTTTTCCGTACTGCTCAAGAATGTAGTCGTTATCGGCTTTTTTCAGCAAGTCGCGCCATTTTGTGCCGTCAATTTGAAATTCAACCGCGTCAACGCCTGCCGCTTTAATGTGAATTGCTGCGATACGGTAGCCTACAGGCTTTGGTAAGTCTGCGATTTCTGTTGTGCCGTTGTTTAGCTGCTTGAAAAAATTGCGGCGCATAGTCAACCAACTTGGCGCTGTGCCTACTGACTTTTGAGCGATTGCTGATAATTTAGGGTCTGCTGCCGCTTCATCAATATCAAATTTAATTTCACACGTTGTTAGGCCAACCGTACCTAATGCAAACATACGCTGCTGAACTAAATCCGTGACGTTTACACCTTTCATTTCTGGACGCACAAAATGGAATGAAACAACACCCGCTTTAATTTTTCGCTTATGGCGTGTATTTTCCAAAATCAAATCATTTAGCGTTTTGTATGTGCTAAGTAATCGACCGTCTAATTCAACACGCACGTTTTTAATTTGCGACGGTGTAACACCTGAATATTTAAGGTCTATCACTTCATAAGTTTGACCAATCGGTAACTTGATAGAGCAAGAATTACCAGCGGCAACATTTGGGATAGAATTTAAGTTTAAAAAAGAACGCATTTAAAACCCCTCTTAGTTAATTAAACGTTTTACAGAACGCAAAGCACTTACTTTGTTTACTGCCGCTAATACGCCAAGCGTAATCAGCACTGTTTTGATTGTGTTTTTATTAATCATGGCTAAAGCCCTATTTTGTGTTGTGTTTAAAAGAGGGGTTGACTTTAGGTAGCATGGTTTTTTTCCGCACCACCTAAAGTAAAGCTCTAAATTAATTTGAGGTTTTTATAGCTTTTGCTCTTTTTGAGCTTTAGCTACTTAAACGTTAAAGTTTTTTTCTCGGTTGGCCTTGTTCCATCCTTTAGCCAATACTGAACTTGTTTTTTTGGTATGTTCTCTAGTTGCTTAATCTCTCTGGTTGATAAATCCAAATTATCAGCCATTGAGCGCCAAGCGCTTGCAGAATTAAGCGCCCCACAAAATTTAAAATTACATTGCCTAACAATGGTTTTATCTATCTCTTGTGGGCTTTGGGTTGCAACGTAAAGCTGTACGCCATATTTGCGCCCCTTGCGTGACAACTGCCCCCAGTGGGGTGAAGCTTTACCAATTCGCGCAACGTCGGCCAATTCTTCAACTATTACGACCATAGGCGCGCCAGCGTGAGAAATTGCAAACACCAACTGACAAAACCGCTCAAAATTTTCTTCTGTTGGCTCAACCGTTAACGCGCAACGAATAGCCCCAAAACCTGATTTTTTAACCAGCCTTTCAAACTGCTTTATACTGCGCACTCTTGGAAGTCGGTAATCTTCGTCAACATCCCACGCAAGCACCCGCGCCCCTTTAAAATCAACTTGGTCGCGAATAAATGCACTTTTCCCCGACCCCGTCGCGCCCACCACTAAATGATGGACATTAGGCAAAGTTGGGTCTGTTCTCTCAATCTGCTTTTTTGTCGTCGCTCTCAACTTCAATCACCTTTCTTTTATTTAATTGAATATCAACAACAACACGCGGGGCAAACATACCCACACTAACAGCAACAAGCGCCCACGCTGGTGATAGCTCTGTATCTGGTACAGAACCATCAACCGCCTTTGCAAGTTGCTTTAACTCTTTAGTGCTTACGTTCCAATGCTCCCCGCGTCGCTCGGCCAAGTAATCAGTTAAAAACATGACACCCATCCCGACCAACTCACCAACGGCCATACCTGTTGCATCGTCGGTTAATTCGTCGCTTTCATCATCGTCATTTACAACCGAATCAATTAGCGTTTTTTCATCATCGTCGAGTAAGTCGGTAAAATCTGGCGCTCCCAAATCCTGCTCAACTTCTGTCTTTTCTTCAATTTGCTTTTTTGCTGCTGGCATTATTCATCATCCACTAAGAAATCTAAAAAACTGCGCTTTTTAGTTGGTTTAACTTGCTCGGCTTTGGCATCTTCTGCCGCTTCAATTGCCGCATC